AATGCAAGGGAGATCGACCGCGACTCGCGAGATTGGTGTATTTAAAGGAATAGAGAAACATGTAACAAAAGATGGAAGAAGATGTACCACCCGAGACTAAGCGGTGTTCGAGAGGCGACGATTGTAAAAACGAGGATGGGCCCGACCAGCCTCTCAGTAATTTCTGGACGAAAGGAAGGAATGGTGGCCTTCGCGCCGAATGCAAATCGTGTTATTTAGCGCGTGACCGAGCCAGATACTCGAGAACAAATAATCCCAGATCGACCGAACCCAAAATTTGCGCAAACAAGAAGTGTCCAAAGGCGGGTCAACTTCAACCCGCGTCGTGCTTCAATAGCAAAAAAACCGCGTCAGGTGGACTACAGTCTAACTGCAAAGCGTGTCAGAACGCGTCAAAGACGGTCAGTGCGCATGCATTCATCAGGAACCTTTTCAACGCTGCGAAACGTCGCGCGAATGGACAAGGCACCCCGTTTGACATGAAAGTCGAAGATTGGCTCGCGATCTACGACGCTCAAGAAGGGAAATGTACACTCTCTGGAATCGAGATGACCTTCACGTACGACAAGAACCATCCGACGACGACCGCGGGCGCGAAAGGGAAAAAATGGCCGTACAACATCAGCCCGGATCAGATCGATTCCGGGAAGGGCTACGTCAGAGGCAATGTCCAACTCGTGTGCTCGGCCGTCAATGTCATGAAAGCCGAACTACCGATGCATGTGCTTCTTCGAATTGTCTGTGCCATGTACCACCACAACAACATCAGACCAGAAGAAGACTCATGTTGAGACCGCGTCACGCGCGCGTGATTGGCTCTCAATAATTTCGCGCGCTATTCATATACTAAGTAGGCATGACCGAGATGTCCGTGCTCGTAGAAGCTCGGCGAGAATACATCGATCAACTCGGCGTATGCCTCAGCGAGCACCTCATCGAATCCTTCGATGCCATGTACAACGAGGCGAGCAAAATGTCCAAGGGGAAGAAGGTCCTCGTGTCTTTCCAGTCTTTGCTCAAAGATGTTCCGAACTTCTCGAACTCTATGATCAAACAACACACGGACGCGATCATCGATCGGTGCTCGTACTTCTCTGATTTGCTCGCCGCTGTGTTCGTGGCATCCACAAAGATCATGTCGAGCGTCCGTCTCCGCCAGGATACAGCGAAAATCTCGCTCAAGTTGCCCACGAACGATATCTTCATTCACACGGTCTTCATTGAAGCTGCAAAAAACCTCTATGCTGACCCCTATGTGTTCCACGACGACGCACCCCAGCACAAACGCGACGAAGATTTACGAGCGCGTTTCGGCATCGCCATCGAGAGATCTGTCAAATCGCTCATCCCTATTAAGGAGATCTTGGAGACGTACATGGCGGCTCCGAACGGTGAATCTGATCTCGAAAAGAACATCGATCTCACCGACCAAGGCGACACTGAGGACCCGGACGTGGTCGAGAGTGAAGACGACGACGAAGAAGATGTTGAAGAAGAAGATGAAGATGACATCGGAGAAGAAGGCCCGGAGGGACTTGAGAACGAAATGAAGACGATTCCGACCGTTGAAGCGCCTCCCGAGCAAGCACAGCCCTCGTCCGAATTCACTCAGCCACCACCGACGCCGACTCCGACAACGACTCAGGCCCAGGCGCCCGTGATCAACGAGTTTGGCACCACCGCTCCGCCGCCTCGTCCACAGACGCCCATCCCGGAGCAGCAACCGACGCTTTTCGACGGTGCCCCGGACGCGCGAATCCGCCGACGATAGAAGAATTATCTTGTCATACAATAACTACGAATGAGTACCAACGACATCAGCGACATGCTTCGCGACCCTTCCAGCGCCGCCCTCATCGCCGGTGTGGCGACCGCCGGATACATCCACTTCAAAGCAAAGCTGAATAACGAGGGTCCTCGCGAGCTCGTGGAGTACACGAAACCCGCCGCCCTCGTCGCCATTCTTGTGTATGTGATCGTATCTAACGGACTTGGGCAAAAAGAACAGATCTCGCTCGAACCGTTCAGATAGATTGCGTCAATTTAAAGGAAAGAACATCTGAACTAGTAATACACAGGCGACACACCATGGCTTCCGTCGCCGCTTTCAACGACATGCTCACGAACTTTCTCGGTGAACTTAAGAAGTGTCTCCCGAACGAGAAGGGTATCGACAAGGCCGCGACCGCCCTCGACCTCATGAAGAGTGCGAACTCGCGTAAGGTCGTAGAGGTTTTCATGACGGGCATCGGTCCGCTGACGGCGAAGATTTCTAACCAGGACGAGTCCGCGATCGCCGATCTCGCGACGGTGGAAGGTTTGAAAGACATTGACTTTGAAGGTAACTGGGGATCTCTCAGCGAGGGTACTAAAAACGCGATCTGGCAATACCTCCAAACACTCACGATGCTCGGCGCCGTGTTAACTTCGCTACCGGCAGAGACGATGTCCGTGATCGAGAACGTCGCGCAGGAGTGCGCCGACTCACTCGAAGGTGGTGATCTTAAACAAAGTGATTTGATGGGCGCCGTCGGTAAGATGATGGGCTCGCTCGGATTAAAATAAATGTTGTCGTTTTGTAATAGAGACATATGTCCATCGTATGGTTCGACGATTTCAAGCAGCTCGTGCGGGGGGACCGAGTGACGCAATTCTGGCCCAGCAAAAATCAGACGCCCGAGGACCGCGTGAATGCCGCCTCGCGATTCATCATTTATGCAACTTGTGCGCTCTACATCAGCAGGCGTGATCCCAGGGTATTCGTGCTCGGTGTGATGGCGCTCGCCATCTTGTACACCTTACACGAGAACGGTATGATCGAAGATGAGATTACCGTCGGGCGACCCGCGCGCGCGGAAAAGCCGGTCTCAGAGACTTCCCCGAAGTGTAGGTTCCCTACCGAGGACAATCCGTTCGGTAACACGCTCGTGACGCACCAGGGCGACGAGGCGACGGCGTGTTATTATCCGACCGTCAAGAATTTTGTCAAGCATCACGCCGAGGACCGCATCCAATTCGACGGCGGTCGTTCGCGCACCGCGCTTCCTATGTACCAGCGGAAGGCGGCTGGGCGACAATTTTACAGCGCACCATCGCCATTCGAGGATCAAACAGCTTTCGCTGAGGCGCTGTACGGGCCGAAAAACGGTAAACTCTGCCGGGACACCCCGGGAGTGTGTGACCCGAACGCTCGTGGATCGACGGAACTCGGCCTCGGTTGTCAAGCGTGCGGCCCTTAAAAAATAATATCCTCTTACACTAAATGGCTCAGCAGCTATCTGGACTTCGTAACCTCAACGCAGGCGTGGTCCCCATCGTGAAACCGGGCGAGGAAATTTTCACGTACCCAGAAAACTCGAACGCGAATTTGCCGGCGAGGCCGAACACGGTTCTTTACGGGACGGCACCGTTTCGTGGTGGTGGAGGTGCGCCCGCCCAATTGATCGACGTGAGCGACGAGCTTCGTCCCCAGAGCACGACAAGATTCGGTAAGGCCCTCGTTCAACCGATGAAGAACACATTGTTCCCCGTCAATAACTCAATGGATGCACCCCCGCCACCGGCTCCGCGTGGTATGGTGTCGTCTCGAGCAGAGATTCAAAATGAACTCTTTGAGCAGAGATATGGACAATAAAAATATTAGATACTAGTAACAATGGCGGATCCCGTCTCCATCCTCGCGATCGCCGCTTTGGTGTATGCCGGCAAAAAGCTGAGCGTTGAATCCAAACCGCCGACCGTGGCCAAACCCATCGACATGGGCGAAGGCCAACAAAACGAACTTGCCCCGAATCCGGTGCAGCAAGTCTATGAAGAGCCCGATCGCGTCCCAGAGTGGGCGCCGCAGGAGGACGAGTCATTCAAAGTCGGGCTCATTCCGAAGCGTGAATTGCCGAACTTTGGTGAGATCGCACCCCAGGGGCGATCGTCCGGTGCCGAGATTCTCGGTATGCGTGACCGCGTGCAATACGATACCGGACGCATGAACAACCTCGCCCCTATCGAGAAGGTTCAAGTCGGCCCGGGCCTCGGCGTCGACGCGTCTGTGCCCGCCATCGGTGGTCATCAGCAACTTTT